TCTGTGTTTTTGCCACGCTTTTCTAAGAGTGCCTCTAGATACTTGTTCTTGTTCAGGTGTGAACCCACACGTGTACGTGAAGTAAATGCATTTGCTTTCCATGGTTCAATAGATGGCGATGTGCCAGCGATCATCGAACTATTAGCATTAGGTGCAATGGCAAGCATGTGTGCATTTCTACGACCAGTACCCTTCATGTCAGGTGCTTCTCCTAGTGTCTTGCCAAGTCGTAAAGTCTCTTCTACTGCATTGTCGTAGATATCACAGAAGATATCTTCGTTGGCTTTTACTGCCTCTTCACTATCAAATGCAATCATATGTTTCTGAAAATAAGAGTGGAGACCCATAGCACCGAGTCCAAGAGACCGCTCCTGCTGTGCTGAGTATCTAGCACGACTAATCTCATCACCAGCGTTGTCTATAAAGAATTGTAGTACGTTGTCTAAGAATCTAACTAGATCAGCGATCATAGTAGTGTCTTTCCAATCGTCATACATCTCTAAGTTGACAGACGATAGACAGCACACAGCGGTGCGATCTTCGCTAGTTGCTAAGTGAATTTCGTTACATAGATTAGACCCACGAATCTTCAGACCCAAGTCTTTCTGAGATTGAGGCATAGCACGATTAGCAGTATCGATAAAGTTGAGATACGGCTCACCAGTTCTGTAACGAGTTTCAAGAATTACTTCCCATAACTTACGTGCAGGCATAGTGTCACGTATTTCATTAGAATTAGGATCACGTAGATGCCATTCGCTGTCATCACGTACCGCTTCCATAAACTCATCAGTGATGTTTACTGCGTGGTGTAGATTCAAGTTCTTACGATTTACGTCACCAGTTGGCACTCGCATATTCAAGAACTCAATAATGTCTGGATGAGATGCTTCGATGTAAGCCGCATATGAACCTTTGCGTGTACGTCCTTGACGATAGGCAACCATGTCTGCGTCTACTGTATGTAGAAACGGCATAGGTCCTGGGGCTTTCTTAGATACTGCACGAACATCTGACCAGTGACCACCAACGCCACCACCTTTTACTGATAACCATCGTAGTTCTGCCGTATGATCGATAAGACCCTCAAGTGTGTCGGGTACATATGTAAGAAAACAAGAGATAGGTAATGCCTTGGGTTTCTCATCTGGTAACGGCGCATTCGATAGTACAGGCGAGGCATACATAAACCAGCCCTTCGATACGTAGTCATAAATTCGTTGTGATAATTCTAAATCGCCATATGAATAGGCGACAGCCGCACGTGCAAAAGATTCTTGAGGCGTCTTCTCAGTATCATTGCAGTAGTAATCTGTTAGTAATTTTAGAGACTGTTCTGATAACAGACGGTCTCTAGAGGCATCAATTTTGATGCCGAGGTGTGTTCTTGTTCTCGACACTTCTTATCTCCTTGGTTTTCTTATAAATTTATAAAGTCTTCAGTCATCGGAAAGATTTTAGCAATTGCCTTTCCTATCTCACGTGCGAGTATAATATGCTCTTTCTGTGTACCGTTAGCGGAACGTAATTCTATGTAGTGAATCCAAGAGCGAATAGTACCATTTGCATAAAGAGTAGATACTGTGTTCCCTTCTGGGAGCACCGCACGTGCCTGCTCTTTAGCAATGCCATTGTCAATTGCCCAGTTGTACGCAATTTTAGCTTCTTCTATAAGTCGCTCTTGTACTTGGTACCAACGATCCTGAAGACCACCTTCGTATTCATCAGACATGTCTAGTTCTATACTGTTTTGACGGTTCTTTGGATCTTGTAACCGTGCCTCTCTGAGTACAAAATTATTATCTTGGTCTTTAGGGTTAGCATATCTCTGTGAGAACTCTTGGAAAGAGAACGAGCGATGCCGTAGGAATTGACGTGCAATATCACGGGTCGTTTCTACTTCTAGTGTAGCAGATGCCATTTCGAATGGCGACCAATGTTTGTGTTTCATCAAATACTTTAGAAGACGTTCAGATGTTTCACTGTTGATCTGATTAGTTGGGTTTGATACCCTTGCACAATACGCAATCAAATCTTGCACATTATCTAATCCAATGATATCGCACGGTTGCGTGTATCCTATAAGTCTCGCCTTCATTAGCATTTTCTCCAATAACTAAGTTGTAATTTGGCTTGTAAGCCATCATGTGTGTTCTGGTCTATGATCAGATGTAAATCCGCAGATGATATACCAGATAATATCATATCGTTGATGTCTTTGTCAAGTATATTCGTGGGCCATATGCAAACTTTCTCCCCTCTCTCAATACACTTTTCCATACGTCTAACAATCTCTAAGTTTCTAGGTTCGTTATCAAAGACAAACGTAGCATTATCTATACTCTCCAGACCAGCACCATTTCCATCTGCACCTGCCATAGCAACAGCGTTATCTAAGAAGAGACTATCTATTGGTCCCTCTACTACATAGTAACGCTTCGTAAAGTTCACAGTGTTCAGACCAAAAATTTTGGGCATAGAATCCTCTAGCATAATCGTGATGTAACGTATGCTTTCAGAGTCAAATGCTCTTCCTTGATATCCGAATACTGTCCCGTTCTGATCTATGAACGGTAGCACCAATCGAGGCTTGACTTGCTTCTCTGACAACTTATCAGGCATCAGCGAATTTGTCCACGTCTCAAATTTTGGAGCGTAATATAATTTATATTGTTGAGATGCTGGGATCCTTCTTTTTTCGACATATTTCTTGACTGGATGAGAAAAATTTAGACTAGACACTTTTTTAATTTGGAGTAGAGGACTACCCTTCTTAGTAAACTTTGGTCTACTAGTAGTAAGAGTATCAAGAGGACTAACAATATCTTGCTTTGGTGGTTTTGTGCGATAGCCCTTCTCTAGAGCCATGTCTACTACATACTCATTGTGGAGGTTAGGGTCGATTGCTTTCAGGAAGTTACGCATGCCATGAGAGGCATTGCAATTGTGACAATAGAAGATAGCCGAGTTGTCCTTCTCAAGGATCCAACCACGTGCTTTCATCTTTGACTTTTGGGAATCACCACATATAGGACAACGAAAGTTCGCTCTGTATGGTGTTTGTGATTTGATTGTGAATCGTTCTAGCCTTGTTGACAAGATACCAGAATACTTCACGTCTACGAGATTCATACTCTACTCCATAATATATTCAAACTGTATAGAGATTATACTCTAAACAGGTACGGCTGTCAAGTACTAATTAGAAAGAACTTGTACAATACCGCCCATCTGAAGTACTGTTGCAATGATAAATCCGATGACCCATGAGCCTCCCATGATCCACCATTTCCAGCGTTCTAGTATTGTAACACGACCAGATAGATTTTTCAACTCACTGCCTACTTCTTCATCCATCTTGTCAAGCTTTGCCATGATCTCATCATGATTACGGCGATGATTTTCTGCACTCTCATCTTTCATGTCAGTGATTCTTCTGTGCAGTAGTTCAGTTTCTTTCTCAGCAAGGCGCTTGCGCTCTGAGATATCTTCGGCAAGAGTTCCTATATTTTGCTCATGCACTGCCAAGATTTGAGATATACCACCTGAAGCATCTGCGATTTTATCAATAGCAGTGTCCAGACGACCAAGTAATCCTTGAATACTTGACACATCTCTTTTTAGTATTTCTACATCAGTTTTCACTGAACTTAGTCCATCAGTCATAGTACCTATTTACCTATAGTGTCCTTGAACCTCTTCAAAGGCTGCTGGTTATCTTTTTTATACTTCCGCATAGCCTTTTTTGTAAAACCTGGTTCTCCATCGGGTCCTACTCCAATACCTGCGATGTCTCCACCGCCTGCGCTGTTTGCGATTGCATCCTCAAACATATCATCGTAGTTCCGAGTTTCTTGAACTATAGACATATAGTCGATTAGTTTATCTTCTAACTGTTCTTCAGATAGAAAGTCTCCGTGCTTCTCAATCGCTTCATTCTCTTTGATGAGATATAGAGCGGCGGCATAAGAGGCAATTCTTGAACTGCCACCAGGTACCTTACCAAGAAGTCTCTTTAGTTTAGTAATCATCAAATCGAACTTGCCCCAAGCCTTACGCTCCTCTACAGTGCGTAACTCTCTAGCTTTCTTGAGTATATTCCCGTCTTCATCAATAATACCTAGCTTGTACGCATCCCACTCTTTGAATGGGGTTGCGAGTCTACGTATAAATTGATATACGAGAAATAAGTCAACAATCATAGTTCTCTCAGTTCTTTTACTATATTAGCATCAAGCGGAATGCTCGATGTCTCTATTCTTTTTTCACCGTACTCTACAACATCTGGTAAGTAACCTTGGAATACCAGAAACGGTTTCAAGTACTTGTGATACTCTTCTAGTCTCAAAAACAACATAGGTGTTCCTGCAAGCCCAAAACAGTTATATATTACTATCATATGATTTAGAATCAGACGTACCTTCAATTCATCAAATTCCTCATATCTTCGAAACAATCTTTTCAGATATTGAAATCTTTTGAGATCATCATAAAATTCTTCCGTAGAAGCCGCCTTCTTCATATCATAATGCTTAGCCGCATATAACATAAATGTACTTTCATCTAACACCATACTTTGTTCACCATTATTATTATAAATTTGATGAGGGCATGTTTCAGCCCTCATCTTTATTTATTAGCTGTCTGCAACGACTGCATCTTCATCACTAGCTGTACCAGTAGTACCAGTATCACCTGCTTGTGCAACAGTTCTAGTCATAGCGACTAGTGTTTCAACACGCTTACGTCCAGAACCATACTCTTCGTATAAATTCCAACCGGTCGTCTTCAAACCTTTTGCTCTGTTAGCAGTAACACCAGCTTCTGTGGTATCGATGAAATAGCACTTTGCGTTGTCGCCAGCTGTCAAGTACTTCGGGATTGAAGCATCAACATCTGTATCTCCCCATAAAGCCATATCAGTTCTCCTTGTTGTGTTTTTCGATTTCTTGCATCATAAACTCTTTAGTTCTTCTACGATCTAATTTCAAACCTATTTTACGTCCGTAAATGTCTAGCTCTGTTTTAGTCATTGCACTAAGGTCGGGAGTTTTCGACTTCTTCTTCGCCGGCTTCTTTGCCACTGTAGCTTTCGCTTTTTGGGGCTTGGAAGGGGCTTGGCGCTTTACTGGAGCAGGCTCCACAGCTTTCGTCTCAACAGTTGATACATTCGCTTCACTCATTCCAAACAATTTTTTAATCCAACCAATCATAATTTCCTCCTAAGAAATATACATATTTAATTCATAACGACCTTGGTCATAGTAAACTTGCATTTGCAATTTCTGCCTTACATCTTTACCATTCTTAGACAAGTTGATTGAGTAAGAGTTGGTCTTACCTTTACTTGGCTTACGAGGTCCCATTGCAACCTTACGGTCCCAGTCATCTTCATCAACTGCATAGCCACGCTTCTTAGCGACAGCGATTGCATGTTGAACCGCAGATGAAAACGTTTTGTGATATATAGTGTAATCTGAATTCTTTGCTTCGTTCAGTTTCGCTTCAGTCAGGTCTGCAACTGATTCTTCGCCTAACATCTTAGATGCTTGCTTGATACCTACAGTTTGAAACCTTCCAGATTCGTCTGTGATGCGAAACGAGAACTTACCATTATCAAAGCCCACCATTACATCAAATTTCTTGTTACCTTTGCCACGTATACCAGTAGCAGAGATAGTGCCTTTAGCTTTGCCCTTCTGAATCTGTGGCGGTCTAGCCTCGTCAAGTTCCACTTCTTCACGAACAAATTGGCGTTTATCTAATTCAATACCACCAGATTTAACACCTCTTTGAATTACTGGAATACTTATTTTACTTGCATCCCCACGAGTTCCAATTTTAATTTTTCCAACAAATTTGTTTTGTCTTGAGGGAACTTCTGTATCAGTAATAAGACCGCCTAATCTTTTGACAGCACCTCTGATTGCTTGAACGTGCAATTTAAAATCGTTTTTAATATCAGCAACTTCAGATGGTTTTGCATCAGATGGAGCGTCAGCAGTAATTTTAATTGTATGAACATGTTGCAGTGCTTCGTCTAATTCAGTTTCTTCGTTCTGTCTCTTTAGAACAGCAGAAACTTGTGGATGATCAGATAGACCTTTCTTTAGCTTATCGATTGCTTTGACTGCACCAGTCATATTGCCACCAGCATATCTTTTGTCTGATGCAATACCTATTGCCATTTTGATTTCTCTTGGTGAGAATCTTTCATTTAGCCCCTCTAGTTCGGCAGATTCGTCTACAGAGGCATTAGGCTTTTTTACAGATTCGTCTTTTGACAACGCTTTAGAAATCGCTTTACGGCGCTTGTGCAGATATTCATCTGACTCATCTTCGTCACCGTCATTATCGATATCTTTGTCTTTACGATCATCGAACTTCTTCTTGACCGCTTTAGGATTTACTGGATCGATTTCTTCTTTCTTAGCTTTAGGCTTGTATGAAGATGATACTGTGCTACAGGTACTTTCGTATGCTTCACTCAGACTCTTTTCAACGTCTGCGATAGTCTTACACGATTTATCACATCCGAGACTTTTCTTAGCGTAAGCAATAAGTTTAGCGTCCGGACCAGTCATTTCAACATCATCTCCACCAAACGAAGATGAACCGATCTTTTTCATCTTGATACCCGCTGGTGCTTTACCGGTGAATGACTTTACAGTAATAGTAGCTTCGTCTAACTCAGCTTCTTCCTTGACTTCTTTCCAGCCCATCTGAAGATATGTCTTCAACTCTTGCTTGTTGACCATCTTCTCATCTTTACCGTCTTTGGCGATCTTGATGTTACGCACTTCTTCTAACGCTTCAATCTCTTCTTTGACAGAAGCCATAGCTTCGCCTTGAGATTTGTCGCCCTTACGTGCAGGTGCTTTCTTATCGGCAGTTACTTTTTCTTCTTCGCCAGAAATATCTTGTGGCTTAGTATCACCATCAGAACGATCTGACTTACGAGAAGCAGGTGCTTCTTGCATGTGTTGCAATTTGTTGATTGTCCTGCTAATAGCATCAGCGAAACCTTCTGGTAATGGTGCTATCTCTTTCTTATAGTTCATTGATTATCTCCCGAATATCTGTTATTATTTATTAGTTGTCTACTTTAGCACCAGCCCGCCATTGATAGCAAGACCAATATTTTGCTTTCCACTTAGGACCTGGATTATCACAGCCATGTCTTGCACGAAAACTTTTTCTTCTAGCAGGGTCGTCACGCTTGATCTCCATGTTAGGATCACCAAATGTTACTTTGACAACATTGCCTTTCTCGTTCTTTACGTATACGCCAAACTTACTCTTAGAGCCTGATGGCATTCTGAATGGGTCGTTTAGCGAAACTTTACGTCCCTGATACTCAGATGCTTCTGTAACTAAGTCATCATATATATTGCATTCTTCGCAGAATGTATCTATATGTGTTGCTCTATGTGTTCTAAAAGTTTTCATTATTGCGTTCTCGCTTCGTAATATGATTTGTCTAACTCGCCAACCGCAGTCGGATTATTGATCTTTCTGCACTTGATAAAAGTAGTGCGTAGTCTGCCATCTGGCATAGTATATGTCCTAACACCAGCGGCGACATTTCCAGGTGTGCGTGGATAGGTATCTGATATCGTTGCTGTGTTATCAAACTCCCATGAAGGATTATTCGGTACTGCAATCCAAGCCATTACTCTTCTCCGTCTTTGTTCATCATGTAACGATGTGCAGAGTTTAGATAGTCGGCAGCCTTAGTGATCTTGTTCTGTACCCACTCTGGCAGATTGTCATCGTCACCAAACATCTTGATCATATGATCTGCATCAGCAATAACACCACGTAGTTGGGTCTTAGCCATACCACCTTCGTTATCGTATTCGCCTGGGTCTTTTGCTTCTGCAATATGTTCTACAAAACTTTTCATGTTACCTATCTCTTCTTAGCCATTGTTATCTTACGTTTGTAAGGACTCTTCTTCATCTCTTCTTCAGCGTCTTTGATTGCTTGTAGCTTTGCGACTACAGCACCAGCTCCCGACTTGTCTAAGAGTAGACTGTATGCGATATCAAAATCATTTCTACTCGCACGTTTACCTACATCGGTCAACTGTCTCGCAACACTATTTCTTAGTTGAGATAGAAGCATAGAACCAAACCCCGGCACCATTACTTCTGGATCTTCGGGATTATCTATAGTATTCTGACTCTTCATCATAATACTTTCAGACATATGTTCTACAAACGATTTCATCTTAGCCTCTTATCCAATCATCTTTCTTA